CAATAATTCTAATCATTTTCAGTCCCTTCAAGTGTTTAGAGGCAGCGTTAAAGCGGTCCAGCAGAAAAGTGTCAATACGCCTTTCAGGCCGGGGGTGGTCAGCGACTTAGTGGCGTTTGAGGGGACCGGCGCGGGGAGGTCCGCACAAGATACGCCCAAAATAGATTTTTCACATAGAAAGAGGGCGAGCTAATGGCCGCACAGACACCCGTTGCGCTGCTGAAATCACAGCTCAATCTAGATCACGAACTTGATGATGCACTGCTGGCGCACAAGCTGGCCGCTGCCGAAATCTGGATTGCGAACTTTTGCGGCGTTCCCTTCGACGGCACGAACGCAGCACAGACCGAAGCCGCGCTACAGCTTGCGGCATATTGGTATGAGCATCGCGAAGGTGCGTTCGAGGGAAGCATCAAGGCTATCCCGTTCGGCGTCCGCGATCTGCTGGAATCCTTCAAAGATCAGATCACCGGCCATGTCGCGCAAGTATAAATCCCTCGCAGAGCAATCGCGCGCGCTGGCAAAGCGCCTTGAAACAATCCCTGCCGAGGTGGTGCACGTCATGCGCCCCGCATTGATCAAGGGTGCGCATGACGTGCAAGACGCAATGGAACTGCTGGCCCCCGAGGATACCGGCGACCTGGTCAACACAATCGCAGTCACCGGCCCCGGCGAAACAACCCCGGCATATGCTGCTGGCGGCGGCAAGCGCACGGCAGGCGAGAACCAAGCGCTTGTGACAGTCGGTTCAACAGACGTTCGCTATGCGCATATCCAAGAATTCGGTTCGGTCCATCATGAGGCGCAGCCGTTCGTTTTGCCCGGCTATCGCATCGCACGACCCAAAGCAGAGCGCCGGATACAGGCCGCGATCACCAAGGCAATCAAGAACGCAGGGAAGGCCAAGACATGATTGAACCCTCTATCATGGTGCAAACCGCGATCAGGGCCGCGCTGATCGATCACCCGGCAGTGAGCGCCCTTGTGCCGGCCGATCATATCCGCGCAGGTTCTACCCGGCCGGACAATATGCCGTGCATCATCATGGCATCGCCGCAAACGATCAACCTTGGCCGCACGTCCGGCGGGCAGTTTTCCACGCGCGTTTATCTTGATCTGCATATCTGGGCTTTGGAAGATGGCGCAGACATGGCCCGGCAGATCGGCGGCGCGGTGGCAGTTGCGCTTTGGGATAGCCCTCTGCCTGTCGCAGACGTGACCGAATACGAGCGCCCCAGCTTTCGGTATGTCCGCGACCCTGACCCTGAGCGCAGCTATTGCCACGGCATCGGCACCGTTGAATGCGTTGTGAGGTGGCAGGCATGATCCGCAGTGGAAAACTTGATCGCCAGATCACCCTTGAGCGGAAAAGCGAAACTGTTTCGGATTCCGGCGCAGTGGTTTCGGCATGGGTTGAGATCGCAACCGTCCGCGCCGAACTGGTGCAGCAAACAGCCGACGAATACCTGTCCGGCTATGGGGCTGCCGAGCAAGGCAATCTGATTTTTCGCGTCCGGTATCTTGCGGGGATCACAACCGCTGATCGTGTCACCTATCAAGGCGCGGCATACGACCTTGACCAGATCGCAGAACTAGGGCGCAGACGTGGCCTTGAGCTGCGCGTGACAGGCGGTGCGGTATGAGCGTTCATTCCAGAGGCATCAAGCCTTCCCTGAGCGCAGATGACGACGCCCTGACCAAAGCGCCGCCCGTGCCTAAACATCTATCGCCGCAAGCAAAGGCGGAATGGCGGCGCGTACTGCCACAACTCATTGTGCGGCAGATTATCACCAAGGGCGATTTGGCAGGCGTTGAACACTACTGCACCTGTGCGGGCATCGTTCGGCAGATTGAAGAGGAACGCGCAGCCGCTGGCGGCGCAATCGACGTCAAAATGTTCGGCGTGTTGAACCGTGCGGCACAGACTGCGCGCCAGCTTGCCGCTGAATACGGCCTGACACCGACCAGCCGCGCACGGATTGGCACTGCAAAGCAATCCGACGATGACGACGACAACCCGCTGGACGCCTGACCATGACCACGGCCAGCCCCTTTCCAGATTGGATCTATGACGGTTCGGACATTCCTGATCCGCTTGGGCATGGGCAACGCGCTGTTACGTTTCTTCGACGTCTTCGGCATCCGAACGCAGCGAACACCGATACCGCGCCCAAGGCCGCGAACGTCAACAGCCACCCGCGAGCTTTCCAGCTTTGCGATTGGCAGGAACGGATCGTGCGCCGCATCTACGGACCGCGCCACGCAGACGGCACGCGGATCGTTAAAACCGTCTTCATGCTACTGCCCCGCGGCAATCGAAAGACCAGCCTAGCCGCGGCGCTGTCGCTCTTGCACCTGTTCGGCCCGGAGAAACGCCCCGCCGGTCAGATCATCTTTGCCGCTGTTGATCGCGAACAGGCATCTATCGGCTTCACCGAAGCGGCCAATATCATCCGCGAGGATAAACGGCTGATCAAGGCAGTGTCGATCAGGGACGCTTTCAACAGCAAAAAGCGGATCACATTCCCCGGCAACGGATCGACCCTGACCGCGATTGCCAGCGATGGCGGCGCAGCGCATGGCCTGACCCCCAGCTTTACCTTGATCGATGAAATCCACGCTTGGAAAGGCCGCGACCTTTGGGAAGCATTGCGCAGCGGTATGGCAAAGACAGATGACGCCTTAATGATAATTGCCACAACTGCTGGCCGTGGCGCAGAGACACTGGCCGCGCAGCAGTATGATTACGCCTGCCGCTGCGCTAAAAAGGAGATCGATAACCCCGAATTTCTACCGATCCTGTTCAGCGCTGAGCCGGATGACGATTGGAAAGACGAAAAGGTTTGGCACAAAGCCAACCCCGGCTTGGCGCATGGCTTCCCGTCGCTGTCTGGATTGCGCGCACTGGCAAAGGAAGCCGAGGACAGGCCGCAAGAGCGCTACGCGTTTATGCAATTCAACCTGAATATGTGGATGGCAGCATCGCGTGATCCAATTTTCGATATGGACACATGGGACGAGCGCAAATTTGACGACGACGACACCGACCTAGAGCATCTGCCCTGCTGGATAGGTGTTGACCTCGCAAAGAACGGCGACACAAGCGCAGTTGTCGCGGAATGGTTGCATGATGACGGGCAGATCACCGTCCGGCCCCAATTCTTCATTCCCGGCGATGATCTGAAAGAGCGATCAGAGCGCGATGGCGTCGATTATCAATCGTGGGTGGATCAGGGCCACGTTGTCGCCACACCCGGCCCGATCATTGACGATGATTTTGTCGAGGATCACATACGCGAGCTTTGCGGCCAATTCGACGTAAACGAAATCGCATTCGATCCGCACTTAGCCCGCCGGATGATGCAGCGGCTGCATGATGATGGCCTGCCCGCTGTCGAATTCAGGCAGACACCTTTGAGCATGGGAATGGCAATCGGCGATCTAGAACGTGTCGTTAATGGCGAAATGATCCGGCAGAGCGGCCACCCGGTCCTTCGCCACCATTTTGATAGCGTTGTGGCCAGCCGCAGCGAAAGCGGCATCACGCGCATGCACAAAGGCAAAAAGACCGACCGCATAGATGGTGCGGTTGCATGTTCGATGGCGGTGCATAGGGCGTCTGCCGGAGAAACAAACAAATCACATTACACTGGTCCCGATGTAGAAATATTTACATTCTGAAAGGTATAGAAAATGACTGAACTTCCCGGCCTGATCGTTCCGATTGAAGCGCGCATAGACAAGCTCGAAAAGGGGTTTCAAAAAGCGAACCGTGCGCAGCGCCGTGCATCCGGCCAGATGGAAACACGCGCCCGCCAGTCTGCTGACCGCATGGGCAAAAGTTACACGCGCATGGGCAATACAGCCGCAGCCGCTTTCACAAAGAAGCTGTTGCCCGCCCTGATCGCTGTTGCGTCGGTGCAGACCATTCGCAATATGGCAAACGTGACAAAGGAAGTTGCTGGCATTGGCGACGCTGCTGAACGTGCTGGCGTGTCCGCCACGGCGCTGCAAGAAATGAAGTTTGTTGGCGATAAGCACCGGATCGAAATTGATCAGGTTGTCGATGGCCTCAAGGAATTGAACCTGCGCGCCGACGAATGGATTCAGACCGGTTCCGGCCCCGCAGCCGAGGCATTTGGGCGGCTTGGCTACAAAGCCGAAGAGCTGGAAACCAAACTGGAAAACCCCGCCGATCTGCTGACCGAAATCATCGGACGCATGGGAAAACTGGACAAGGCCGCGCGCATTCGCATCGGCGATGAGATTTTCGGCGGCTCTGCTGGCGAACGCTTTGTCGAGCTTGTCGGCACTGGCGAGGCTGGTTTGCGCGATATGCGCCGCGAGGCACATACGGCTGGCGCAGTGATGGATGAATCCATCATTAAACGCGCCCAAGAGATCGATCAGAAATTCGCAGCTTTGCAGGCGCGCACATCGACCTTGTTTAAGAGCATGGCAGTGGGCGCGGCATCTGCTGGCGTTGCGATGGTCGAAGCCTTCAGCGGCTTGAACGCCATGTTTGATAGCCTTGAGCAAGCGCAAGCCGAACTAGGGTCCGGCGTGTTCGAAAGCATCAAGGGCGACCCTGCCGCTATCCGCGATCTGCGCGACGAAGTCGCCGCGCTACAGATCGAATATGTGAAGCTGAAAGGGGCAGGCCGTGGATGGGCGCAACAGGCGCAGTCGGATGCCACCATGCTGCGCAATCTTGGGCATGGCGAGGTGGCAGATGATATCTTGTCGATATCGCAGCGCATGGGCGATCTGGTGGACGACTTCAACGCTGGCAAGATCGAAGCCGATGCATTCGAACAGGGCATGGCCGATCTGACTGCCGAGGCGCA